AGACTATATCGGAGACTAAATCTTTTAAAGGCTTAGTCTCTGATAAATAACCCGTGTGGGAATTGAACCCACGACCTCAACCGTGTCAAGGTTGCGCTCTACCACTGAGCTAACGGGTCTCATAACTTTGATTGAAAACCACAGTTATGAGACTCGTTAGACGATTTGCTTCTTTTATCTGCGTGTAGAACTCGCAGATAAAAGATATGCTGGGGATGGGGTTCGAACCCATGCGCGTTGCCGCAGAAGATCTTAAGCCTTCCTCCTTAACCACTCGGACACCCCAGCTAGCAGTTGTCAGGGACAACTGCTAGCTGGTAATTGGGGCTTATGGTCTGTCAATTTTTGGCCATAAAACCGTCTTTTTATGATTTCCTTTAAGAGAATCATAAAAAGACACCGATGACGGGGCTCGAACCCGCGACTACGTGGTTAAAAGCCACGTGCTCTACCAACTGAGCTACATCGGTTATTGTTGCTGTACAACAGCAACGTCTGGCTATTTGATAACCAAACGACGCTTCAAATATTATCTGCATAATTTCTTTAAATAGATTTATTAGAGGCAAATGTTTGGAACGTTACTTGGATCAACTCCCGGTTCCGCCGTGCCAACCCCTGCGAGTCCTATATCTACAAATGCTAGTGCTACGACCACATTAATTAATTCTAAAGGCGGTCTTATTGATAGCACTATTCGCCCAATCTGTTTTGGAATCGATAAAACCGTTACAAAATCTATAGCTGGGGCGGTTGGGTCTGAAAAATTCAAACGTTATGAACATGTTTTATATTTAATGGCTCAGCTTTCCCGGCTTGTATATTGTGATAGCGGTTATATGTGGTACGTAATTGAAAAGTCACTGGGTATGTCGAATGATGTTGTTAATAAAGTTATTACTGTTTACGATAAGAAATTTACTCAGTTCAAAAAGGCTCCGATTTCTTCGCAAGCTGGTGATGGAAGTGGACGACCAATGGAATCATATTCTTTGGTTGTATCTAAAGATGGACCAAAATATGGCACTTATATTTCGACGCCAGACGATGTCACATGTCTGATGATTGGAGCTTCTAAAATTAGGGCAAATCCAAATAGCGTATTTTTGCCTTCCGATGTGATTGTTTCATTCAAGGGGTCAAGTACTATGGATAACTTTAAACACGATATTATGAGTCAATTTACGGCGGCGGATATACAAAATATTGTGTCGTCTATTGGGGTTAAATTTACAGGGGCAAGTAACGTGACGGGTGCGTTTGTTGTTCCGCTTGTTAAGGCGTGGAATGCTTTGATAAAGGGGCTAGAAGAGCAAAATGTGGGTGGTAGATTATTTATAACAGGCCACTCACTTGGCGGAGCGTATGCTTCGTTATTTGCGTTTATTTTGGCCGAAGGAAAAATTAGCAATACAGTTCCTATTATGTCCAAAGTAACGTCAATACATCTTATAACGTTTGGTGCCCCATGTATTTTAGGTGAAAACGCACGTAATACTTTTAATAAACATCTTGATAGCGGGCTTATTACATTTGACCGCGTTGTTTCCCAGAAAGTGTCGGCACGTTCGGCGGCTACACAGCTTTTAGTTGGGGGAATAGGTGGACCAAATGATGTGATTCCGACTATTCCTGTGGGGTTTGTTCATCCTGGGTACAGACCGCTAAATAATCCGCTTAAGAACTTTCAGCCTGAGGCCAAGGGGCGACCATATTCTATTGACTACGTCCGGAAATTTTACGGTGTGCCTACAAAAACCCGTTATAGAGAGCCTACTACTTGGCCGTTTCCCGAAGATGTTAAGTTAGGTGATAAAGCCAACGCTACCCTTTTAAATAATACAGTTACTAAAGTTACATCAGAAGCAGTTATTCCAGTTGAATCTGACCCTGTTGCTCCAAATGATGTAAAAATACAGACAGCAGAAGGAATGGGAGGAGGTGGCCCAAAGGCCATTTATGAACGCGATACATTACAACGTATTCCGAACTTTGTTTCTGTTGAGGGCTCCTCATACGCGTATGGGTTTGCCCATGCGGAGTATTTAGGGATGTTTTTCATGGGTGGCTTTCGCAAACCCGGTATGAAAAACCCAGCTCAGAAAAATATTGCGTTTTTTAACTTGTGTAGTGATGGTATTAAAGTACAATACACTACGCCTAATACTGTGTCAAAATCCATTAATTCGTTAAATACATTAAGTAAGGTAAATAGCCCGATGTCTAACCTTGAGGATCCAACCATTGGTGGAAACATAACACGGCGTGTTAGAAGGGGCGTTCGGAAAACGCGGCGTTAACGTAAAGATTTTTATATAAAATTGATTTTATAGAATAATATCAATATTATTTAAGATGCGTAGCTTCATTCTACTATCACTATTTACGCAAACGTCCGGACAACTTATAAGCATTGCCGTGTGTGATAACTCGGCTTGTTCTAGTAACTGTGTAAGCTGGGTTGCAACGGTGGATAAATGCTCACCGTGTGATGAAAGCAAAGAATATTGCTCTATAACGAATCCAAGTAGTATCGTTAGTCTGAATTCTATAACATTTTACTCAGATTCAAACTGTACGGTTTCTATACCTAGTGCATCTAATATATATATTACTACTGATAATAAATGTAATAGTATGATTTCTTCGGGTATTAATATTGGATACTATCGTGCGGTTAATCTTTCATTAGTTATTGGGGTTGCTGTTATTCTGGGTCTGACTTTCATTATCTGTTGTGTATGTATATGTCATAAAAAGCGGTGCTGTTGTTTTGGACATAGATTCAGAGAGGTTGATACACTATCAAATAAACCTGAAATTAATCCTCCGGTTTACACAGCTCCGCCACCTCCATTGCCTTCTGGTAATTATGTAGCTAATAGTTATCCTAATACAGGTGGTGCCTATAATAACTATACGTATCCCGGTACTCAGGGTTACGCTGGGTCTGGGCTAGCCTATGTAGGGACAGCCCAAGGCTATGCTGGGGCTCAAGGCTATGCTGGGGCTCAAGGCTATGCTGGGGCTCAAGGCTATGCTGGGGCTCAAGGCTATGCTGGGGCTCAAGGCTATGCTGGGGCTCAAGGCTATCCAGGGGTAACCCAAGTCTACACAGGATACCTTGGCTCTGCCCAAGTATACCCAACTTATGTAAAAGATTATCAAAATTACGGGCAGACACAATCAACTCCGTTACAACCATATCAAACTCCTGTACAAGTGTTTCCTTATACAAATGCTGGTGTTTCAACATCACACGAAGATCCGACACAACACCCGCCCAAAGTCTAGTTATAATAATTACGATTGGAATATTTTTTTTTATAACTATTTATTTACAGGCTTTTACCAAAGTTAATTACACCCAAAGTGTGTACTTAACTTCGGTACTCAACTGTACACCCATATGTATAGCACCTTCGGTGAAATTCGCGGGTTATTAGCCAGTACTTCATTCGAAATAGCCACAATTTTCATAATAATTCCTAGAATTATTGTGAAAAACGGCAATTTAAAATCAGCAGTGGTCTAAATAAATAATTATTTTAAATTAATAGATATGAATATTTGTGTTTCTAAAAAGTTCAATTGGGATACTAGAAAAATCAAACGTAGCCCATTTCGCACGCTTATATCAGCTAAGAAAGCAGAACGCAAATTTCTCAATAAAAAACCCATCGGTTTTACAGCTAAAGCATCGCTTAAGGCAATGGGGCGTATTCCACGCTCTACCGGATGCTATTTACTTGGATTAAAATATCGTTCTACGATGAAAAACATATAATGGGTGATTGGGGTATTAATTCATATATATATCTGATTTAGTGGTATTTATAATCCCCCATGTCAATCTAAATAAGCCTTCAGCTGACGCGTATCGTCTCCACCATGCTCTACATGATATAGACATTTCTGTCCATTTTTCTGGGCTTGTTTCATTTACTATTTTCTGAACCTCTTCTGGCGTACTTGCCTCAAAATAATGAATGTTTTTTTGTGGTCTAGCAGCAAAGTTTGTCATATCTACACCTGGCGTTATGATAGGAACTGTGCCCATTGCAAAATACTCTATTTCTCTATTACACTTTGCTCCAAATCCTGGTAGGCATAAACCAAACCGTGTATTTGAAAGTATTTCCAAATATTGCTCTTGAGTGTATTTATATGAACCACTTGATGAATCAACTGGCATACTGAATAAGTGTAGTGCCGTTGACCAATCGTGTTTGCTTCGCTTTTCCTGCTGGACACCATTTTCTACACGCCCTATAAATACCGATTTTATTTTCCTATTAATGTAATTTTTAGAATTATTAAGCGTAGCCTTTTCTAATGCTTTTGGATGACGCCCCCAGTAACTCCATAATTTATCTTTTATTGATATCTTTTCTGGAAGGCAGTTTCCAAATAGCCCTAATTTATATGATGGTTGATTTTGTAAAAACCACTTTAGAGTCTTTCTATCGTATAATAATACGTCCCCTATAGAACCCCACCATACATGTGGTGTATCTCTGCGTCTTTCTACATTTACGTACCCACGCATTTCCCAAATTTCTACAAGCTCACGAAAGTTATCGCCATCATGGCTATAAATACCCGATAGGGCGTCACCTGTAGGCATAATTATACGTGGTAGTGCTGAATTAGGCACTGTGGCTTTTAATGAATCCGCAAATACATGGGCTTTTAAGGCTTTATCTATATCCTCAATCGCATGTTGACGCTGATAGGGAAGTGGTTCACGTTTTACACCTAATAATATATAATTTAGATTTGCTGCTCCAGCTAAATGTATATGGTCTCCACGTGGACGAGCGTCTTCCATTAATTCCATAACGCATTTGCCTGGTTTCATCATCCATGACCAGTCAAGTGCCTCCCAGTCCGAATTTGATGGGGCAATCATTATATCAGCACGCATCACTAAATCTAATCTTCGTCCAATATTCATATCTGCGTCCACAATATGTGTTTCCCATGTTCCACGTGTAAATAAATTACGGATAACTTCCGTTGCCCATGCGTTTGTAAAAATCTTATTATTATCCCTTTGTACAATAATTAACACAACAGGGCATGTGTTTGGGTTTTTTTCCGGAATTAATGAACGTAATATTTCTATATTTTCTGCCGTCACGTCTTGATTTGTAGTGGGCGTCAACGAATAGACGGTTTGTGAATAAAGTTGCGAGTCATCCATGTACGGAACCATACTTATTGTACCCATTTCTGGCCACTTTAGCGTTTGTAAGGCTTTTTGAGTATCAGGATGGTCTGGAAAAATGAACTCAGGCTGTTTATTAGTGTGTTTTCGTATATATAGTACATATGGTAAATAATGTAGAAACCATTTAGCAGGTGAAATTGCTACATGCTTAGGTAAATATACAGCACATAATTCTGGGACATGTGTCGTGTTTGTAAGCACGGTCAAGTTTTGTTTAAGCCATTCGTCTTTCCACGTTTTATGATTTCCTATATATAATTCACGCTTATTACAAACGACACCTGAAGGCATTGTAAATATTTCACCTTCAAACTTATATAGGCAACTATCGTACATATCTATACCTTGATTATATGTATTTGCGGAATCTATACTAAACTTATACTCTGAGTTACGACTTAGCATATTACAGATGGTTGCTACCGTTGTTTGGTCGACGTATTTGATTGGACGTACAAATGAACGGCGGCTACACGGAATCCAACTCTTATCTTGGTATGCTGTTAATTCTGATACAGGAGTGTATTCCTGAATTGCGGTTGGGTCAAGATATAGAAAAACCGGTTTATCTATTAAATCTGCTTTATCATGGGATTGAGTATTGCTATTATTGATTCTATATGTCTTTATTGTCAAAGACGGGTTCGCTACAAGGAAATGTTTTTTAAACATTGCTACTCCTATTGCGTTATCTGATCCAGGTGCTCCAACCTGGAATCCAAACTCTGTTTCGGTTGGTTCAAAATCCAGCGAAGACGAAGAAAACATCCATGTGTCCTGTGAATCTGGCCTTGGGCTAAATAACTTGTGCTCATTGCTAATTTTATCGTCGTATCTAAGTAATGCTAAAAATCGTTTATTCATATATATACTATATAGAGCACATAATGTATTATCTAAATATATATCGCTATTGGAAACAACTATAAATGTTTCTTTTGTTATATTGGTTTTAACATATTTAAATACATCACAATATGTCATGGGTTTTCCTATAACGATTTGTTCTAATTTAGGATCTTCAGGAAAATTAAACTGGCGTTCGTTTAAAAGAATAATCTTATCAATATAGTCACATTCAAGGTTCTTCTTTAGAACCATATTTATTTCTTTTTGTCGTTGGTTTTTTTTAGAATCGGTATACTGTTGTATTAAGTAAATTGGTGGAACAACTTCTGTTGCGTTTGTCGCTTTATCAATCACTTGGATTTTTCCATCAAATGACGAATTTTCTATTGGAATCGTTGTCACGATACAATGAAAACGCATTAGATTTGCTATAACAGATACCCATAATTCAATAGATTCGCTAGAATTTATCGCCGGTAAAAACGGGTATCTATCGTATATTTCTGATGTACATAGCATGTTTTCCATTTGTGCGTCGTTTAGATGTAGCTCAGTTATAACATCGGGCATTACTATTACTAGCGTTTCGTTTGTAGATGTTTTTAGCCATTTGGCCCAGGTTATTTTTGCCTCTTCGGACGGTAAATCATAAATAAATACTATTTCCGGTTTCGGTTGTGTTTTAAGGGATTGAAAGTCTGTCACCAATACTGACCAGCGTTGCCAACGCGGGGAATCTGATAACGTGTGTGTATGCCATAGTAATGTTCTGTTTGTCTTAGTTAAGTATGTCTCTGTGCGCATTATCTGTATGGGCTTACCTGTCTTAGGATTAATGGCTTTCATTTATAGTAGTATGGCGTCTGGTGCTTAAATAGATATTTTACACTCCCGGGTTTTTCAAACCGGCGATTGTCACCAACGAGTCATATCAAATCACGGCACGATTTCTTCGCCTTCGGTGAAGAAATCGTACCGGTTTGAAATGCCCTTTGGTCTACCGTTAAGTGCTGAAGTTAAGTACACCCCTCCGAAAGGGGGTGTACTTAACTTCAACACTTCACAGCTACGGCCATGCGTAGTTGTACCCCATTAATTGGTACCTTCAAGGGTAAGCAGGGTTGTTTGATCTGAAAAATTAAAGGTATTTTATCATTTATATTATAAAACTACAAATATAAGTTGAATAAATGGTATTAAATCAAACAACTTTGCTCGCCCGGAAAACTTTAGCACTAACCGGTACTTAACTTTAGGGTACTAAACTTTACGGTACTTTACGGCTACCGGCCAGTACCGAAGTTAAGTACACCCTTTGGGTGTACAACTTCGTACGGCCGTAGCTGTGAAGTACCGTAAAGTTAAGTACACCCCTCTGAAAG